GACACAACCCCCGCAAATGCCTATGGCACAAGCACCTAACGCCCCGCAAATAAGGAGATAATCATGCCTACACCACAAGAAATTGCTATGCAAAATCAAGCCAATCAAAATCTGCAAATGCAAGGTAAAGGCAACCCAATGATGCCACCAGTATTAAATAATTCTGTACAGCAAATCCAACAACAGAGACAGCAGCAGATTGCCAATCAACGCCGTCAAGGTAGCAATGCCGGAGAATTAGGCGGAAATTGGAACCAAACCTTTGGAACCCCACAAGTAGGGGGTATTCAAAACCCTAATCCATCATGGAATAAACCTGCCTCAACACCGGTTCCTGGTAGTGGATCCCCAATTGGAGCTACGGGTGTAATTGGTGGTTCACAAAGCGGGTATAATCCTCCCCCTACTCCTTCAACCCTAACAGGAATCTAAGTGGTTCCTGATAAAAAAAATACCGCTCCTACGGCTCAGACCCAAGAAGGCTCTGACACCGAAGGCAATGAAAACTGGCTCGAACGAGCTAGAGGGGCGTATCAGACTTCTGAAACATACCTTGATTCTAATTGTCGCAAGGTGTGGGATGATTCTTTGCGGGCGTTTAATAATCAGCATCCGGGTGATTCAAAATACAACAACCCACAATACGAAAAGCGTTCTCACCTGTACCGACCTAAAATTCGTTCCATTATCAGAAAAAACGAAGCGGCTGCAGCAACCGCTTTCTTTTCAAATATGGACACCACATCCGTTGAAGCGGAGAACCCTTCCGATAAAGTCTCTGTTGCCTCTGCGGAGATAATGAAGTCTTTGCTTCAATATCGCCTGACCAAAAGCGTCAAATGGTATCACACGGTTTTGGGAGGCTTTCAGGATGCTCAGACTTTAGGGGCGGTATGCGCCCATATCTATTGGGAATACAAACAAGAACCTGTTGAAATAGAAATTGATGTAGTAGTTGTTGAAAAACCAGAGGACGCGGGAGAATACCCAGAGCAGACAGACTTGCCTAAAGGGGCTTTAACTGTTGAGGAAGAAGGTCTTCAGGAGGAAGAAGGTCTTACTGATAAAATTCCTATTCCTTCTGCAATGCAACAATCCCCACAGATGCAAGCACCACCCACGGGTATGCCACCGGGTATGCCACAAGGTCAACCAAATCAACCGGGGACGCCACCCCCACCACCAGAGCCTTCACCTCCAATACCAGAATTCAGGGCATTGGTGGACAAGCCTGTCGTGGATATAATCCCCATTGAAAACATACGCATAGACCCTTCTGCGGCATGGGACGACCCTATCAATACTAGTCCTTATGTTATCCACTTGATTCCCATGTATTTTATGGATGTAAAAGCCAAGATGAAATCTGGCGAGTGGAAAAGATTAGGAGATGGTTCTATCAGGTCTTCAGGAGCTACTAAATACGACTCCACAAGGTCAGCAAGGCAAAATGAAAAATCAGACCCTTACGATTCTGATGGCAAGGAGTTGATGGATTATGAAATCGTTTGGGTACAAAGGCATATTCACCGTGTAGATGATGAGGACATGGAATTCTACACAATGGGTACGGACTATATGCTGACTACCCCACGTCCCTTGAAAGAATCCGTATTTCATGGGCGCAGACCTTATGTATTTGGAAACTGCGTTCTGGAAACACATAAAGTTTACCCTTCCAGTATCCCTCAGTTAGGTCGCGGGTTAGCAGACGAAGCCAACGAAATCGCCAACCAACGCATTGATAATGTTAAGTTTGTTCTGAACAAGAAATGGTTTGTTAAAGCTGGTTCTCAGGCGGATATATCAGGGCTAATTAGGAATGTTCCAGGTGGTGTCGTGATGATGACCGACCCTGCCAATGATGTTCGTGAGATTACTTGGCCCGATGTTACTCAAAGTGCCTATGAAGAATCTTCTCGTATAGACAATGACTTGGCAGAATTGCTTGGAAACTTCAACGCGGCTCAGGTCATGGCGGATAAAGGCATAAATGGTCCTGCCAGAAATATGCAGATGTTGTCCCAGTCAGCAGGGACTTTGGTTGAGTATCTATTAAGGACTTATGTAGAAACATTCGTACAGCCTGTTTTAAGACAGTTGATGTGGTTGGAACAAGAATATGAGACCGACCAGACAATTCTTCAGTTGGCAGGCGCGAAGTCTAAAATGTTCAAGGAATATGGTTTGGGAGAAGTTTCAGACGAACTTCTAAACCGTGAGTTAGTGCTTAATGTCAATGTTGGCATGGGCGCAACAGACCCTAACATGAAGTTGCAAAAATTCGTGTCCGCCATGACCCAATACACCCAGATGTTAAAACTAGGTATTCCGGGGCTTGATATGAAAGAAGTCGGCAAAGAAATCTTTGGTCACTTAGGTTATCAAGATGGGTCAAGATTCTTTACCTCAGACAATCCTCAATTGGCTTTGTTGCAACAACAAAACTTGATGCTCAACAAACAGATGCAAGAAATGCAGAAGAAGTTAAAAGACAAAGCCGATGTAACGCAAGCCCGTATTGCAACTAATCAGGCTACTAACGAAGCCAAGATTCAAGGGATTCAAATTCAGGAAGATAACGCAAACTTGAGAGAGTCTTTGAAGCATAAGATGGCTTTACGGGAATCAGACCAGTCCAAGATGCACGATATTGGCATGAAGCATATTGATAATGAATCCCAGAACCTAAGAGACACCCTTGGTCATAAAGTTGCCATGAGAGAAGCCGACCAAAGCAGAGCGCACCAGATTGGGATGCAACACCTGACTAATTCTATGCAAGGGGCGCAAAAAGGACAGGATTTACAAAACCAGATTGCTCTACAACAAGCTAAACCTATGGAACCTAAATGACAGACGAAAATGAGTTAATCATACGCAGAGCCGTATTTGGAGAACAAGTCCATCAATTCTTGAACTCTGATATTGGCAAGTATATGATAACTAGAGCAAAATACGAATTAGAAGAAGGTTTAATGGCTTTACGCGCTGTAGACCCTACAGATTCAAAAGCAGTTATGAAGTTTCAGAACAAAGTATGGGTAGCTGAAAGTGTCCAGAATTGGCTTACTGATGCAGTTCAAGACGGGCTTTCAGCAATGGGTATTTTAGAAGAACGGGAGGAAGAATGAGCGAAGAAAACGAACAAATCAACGAAGAATCATCGGATAACTCTGAAGCTATTGCAGCGGCAATAGCGGAACAAAACAACGCTCGCGTAGCGGCTTTAAACGCTATCGGCAATAACAATGACCAATTTCGTTCGGAAGAACTGATGGATGTTAATGATGCGGGTAACACGGAACCGTTTGTTGCAGAGCAGCAATATATAGCCGATGAGAACGCTCCCGCTCCTGACGAAGTGCCTGTAGAAGAACCTGTAGTAGCACAACCTGTATCCCCACCCGACATGGTGACTTTTAAGGTCAACGGGATTGAAAGATTGATGCCTTTGAGTGAAGTGATTGCAAGGGCGCAAAAAATTGAAGCGGCAGACCAATATCTGGCTGAAGCGGCAAGATTAAGGAATCAAGCATTACAATCGCCACCAAAAGACGCGATTTCGGTCGAAGATGAAGACCTAGCCCTTGCTCGGGCGATACAAATGGGCGATGAAGTAGAAGCGGTAGCAGCGATTCGGAAATTGCGGAGTACCGGTCCATCGAAAGACGATCTGACCAAAACAATTGATGAACGGCTTACCTTTAATGACGCAATAGCAAAGTTTAGGGATGATTATAAGGATATCGTGAACGACCCATATCTAAATAAAATGGCTATGGATACAGACACGCAAATGATTGCCAATGGTGATCGCCGTCCTTATGAAGTTCGTTATCGTGAAATTGGAGACAACCTTCGTGGTTGGGTATCCAAGTTCCGTGGCGAAGAAGTAAAACCCATGACCAAGCAAGAGCGTAAGGCATCAGCGCCCGCCGTACCCAAAGCAGCAGCGGGTAAGACGGTAACTACTGTCGAAGAAGAAAAGGAAGAGTCAGCCGCAGATATTATTGCAGGAATAGCCTCTCAACGAGGTGGTCCTCAATGGATGTCTGGGCTTAAACATTAACTGTTAAGGAGGTTATTATGGCTGGTCAGGTATGGGCAGTAAACAGTCTCGGTGGCTATATGTATTCGCGCCAACTGAGCAATGTACTACGGATGGCGGTACAACCACTTGTCAAGTTCCGTCAATTTTGTGATGTACGAGACGCCTCTCAACAAGGCAAAAAGAAAGGTGATTGACTTTTAGTCACCAATATCTGGTAACAGGTATTTAGAAACCGGGTGAATTGCTGGAAACTCCTTAGAGCTTTATCAACCACTGCGAGTCGAAAGACAAAGCCAAGGTTTGAAAATGATAGAGATTGGACAATCAGCAGCCAAGCGCCCTTAGGGGTGAAGGTTCAACGGCCAGAGCGTAAGCTCGTAGGATCAAGTGATCCGAAGTGCCCGGCTCCACGAAGGTGGATGAAGATATGGTCTGCTCTTGCAAGGAAACTGCAAGTAGGGTTAAATGGTGTACATCGAACCTAGGAGGTACAGATGGATGCCATTAAGCGTAGAGAGAAGTTTTTAGCTAGGATAGAAAAAGATTCAGAAACTGGTTGCTGGAACTGGACGGGGATGAAAAACCCGAACGGGTATGGGCAAGTCAAGAGGGATGGTAAGTTTCTGTTTGCACACAGGTATTCGTACTTGTTGCATAAAGGCGAAATTGGAGAATATTTTGTTCTCCATAAATGCGACAACAGAAAATGTGTAAATCCAGACCACTTGTTGCTTGGCACGCAGAAAGACAACCAGCAGGATATGAAACGCAAAGGGCGACATATCCACGGGGAACTTAGCTCGCAGGCTAAGCTAACTGAAAAGAAGGTGATGGAGATATACGCGCTGCATGAGGGCGGTATGGGAACCATCAGACTAGCTAAGAAATTTGGAGTGACTAAGAACCTTACGTGGATGATAGTAAGGGGGCGAGTTTGGAGCCATCTTTACGCGGCCCGGTATGGTGCTAACGACACCGTGCGAACATAAAGGATTTTCACCTGGGATGTATTCTCAGATGTAGCAACCGCTGGTGGGGTGATTACTGAAACTAACACCATGCCAGAAACCAACTTCACTATCGTTCAAGGTACTTTGACGATTACTGAGGCTGGAAATAGTGTTCCGTTCTCAGCCAAATTAGACAATCTGTCTAAATTTCCTGTGATGGAGCTTGTGCAAAAAGTGTTGAAAAACGATGCAGTCAAGACTTTTGACCGTTTGGCTTGGACGCAATTCAACCAAACCTTGCTTCGTGCAATTCCTGTAGCCGGAACTGATACTGCTGCCGTTACCTTGTACACCAATGGTACTGTCACTGGTACTAATTCCATCGCTTACGGCAATGCACACGCTAAGAGCATTGTGGATTTGATGAAGGAACGTAACATCCCGGCTTATTTGGGTGATGACTACTATGCGTTGGCTTGGCCTACGACCCTGCGTTCATTCAAAAACAACTTGGAAACCATCCATCAATATTCGGATACTGGTTTTAAGCTGATTATGAATGGCGAAATCGGACGGTACGAGAACGTACGTTATGTTGAGCAAACCAATATTGCCAAGGGTATCGGCACTACGGGTATCTCGACTGCGAACGGTGGTGATATGACGGCATGGACGAAGGGAAATTCCGATTGGATATTCTTCTTTGGAAATGACACTGTGGCTGAAGCTATTGCGACTCCTGAAGAAATGCGCGGGAAAATTCCCACGGATTACGGGCGAAGCAAAGGCGTTGCTTGGTATTATTTGGGTGGATTCGGAATTGTTCACTCTTTGGCAAGCAACTGTCGCATCGTCAAATGGGATTCAATTGCATAATCAATGACTTACATCATGTTGCAAGGTAACTAATTGATGAAATTGTCCCATTGTACCAAGTTCTAACGTAATCCAACGCGGGGTGGGGGAACCTTCTCTCCCCCACCGCCGTACCGCACATAATGACTGAGAGGTAGTCTTATAAGGAGTTATCATGGCTACAAAGAGCATGGCGTATGACCATCCAACATACTTAGCAAGAACAGTTCTGGCAGCACCTGCTGCCGCAGCTGGCGCATCAACCTCGCAGAAGTTCGTGGCATGGACTAACCTTACGGTTTATTCCGTTACCGCAACCCTGTTAGCAACTGGTTCATCGACCTATACGGGTCAATGGAACGGAACCGCAACCGCAACTGGCGCACTGGCAGATTCTTTTGCCTTGTTCCGTGTTTACAATACTGCCGCCGCTGGCGCTACCCCTGCTTTAGCAACACAAACATGGGGAACTTATTGCGTCACGTTGTATAATGGCACAAGCACTGCAACCCAAACCAATAACCCCGGTTTCACCAATTTTTACAACATCGGTG